CTGTAATTGGCTCGCCAATCAATGTGTCGCCAGCTTCTACAGCTCGCATAAGAATTGCGCTTTTGATTTTTTGCTCTGGTGTCATATTCATTTACTTGGTTTAATTGGCTTAAATCACAACTTCACATCAATATCAGGAATGACTGACGCTGGTTTGAAAATAACTCGGTAGTGGTAAACGCTTGCTTTGTTTGGTGTGATTTGTTCAACAAAGTACGTGACGTTATCCGACAGCCCTAAAAAATGCTTCTTGAACTCGGATGCACCTGTTTTACAAGTAATTGAAAGTTGACGATGTGCATCGTAGTTGCCAAGTGCGCAAAGTCCTTCAATTGTTAGCATGTAATCACCTGTGATTCCATTGTAAAAAACGACACGACGATTTACTTCAAACATATCCGCTGCATTGGATAAATTGCGGGATGCAACATCAGCATCTTTAGAGCATCCAGCTAAAAATGAAGTTGCTAAAAGTGAGATTAAGAATAATTTTTTCATTTTGTTTTCCTTGGTGTAACGTGACCTACGTAGTCGCTTGTTTCGTCGTTCATTTGATGGTCAATCTATCGTTGCGCACAATGACAGCGCCAGCTACGGGTTGGCCTGCATTGATAGCTGCTTTAATTAGGCTTTTTGATGGCTCTGGTGGCTTAGGTGCGTTGCACAATTCAAGAGGGAATGTCGCGCCCTCTTGAATAACAACTGATTCGTCTCGGTCGGTGTACAGCGTGGCTTGAAACGTGCCGTCATTCGCCTTGATTGACGATATGCCGTGCTCTTTCATATTGGCGGCTAGGTAGGTCTTTAATGAAGCGTTACGCGCTGCAATCGCCTTCTTTTTGGCGGTTAGTTCTTTGATGGCAACATCTAACATGCCCTCGGTGGCTTCGCTATTTTTGATATAAGCAACGACAGCGCATTGTTTATCAGCTAATGCCATTTGTGCTAAGTCATAGCTAGCGATGTCAATCTCGCCTGTTTCGTGGTCAATGTGCGCTTCTAAACGCGCTAATTCGTTTGCCTGATAAAGATTCATTTTGTTTTTGCGGGGTTGTTAGCCCCGCTGTTGGTTTTAGTAAGAAAAGTCGTCTCCGAACGGGTCATCAGCGTTTGATGCTGATGCCGTCCGTGCCACTTGAGTGCCTTTTAGAGGGTGATGGCGCAAGGCTTGCACCAGTCGCGGCAATTGCTCTGGCTTGATTTTCTTGTCCAAAATCTCGCTTGCTGTTAACTCAGTGCCAGCTTGGAACACGCCTTTTAAAACCATTTTTACACCGACACCGCCATCATCTTTTGCATATTCTTCCGTCTCTAAAAGTAGCCCAATTGGTTTATTTGCCAAGTCTGGAAACAATGTTGCTGGTCGCTGCTTTTCTTTCTTTTCTACTTTGTCCCAAAAAGTTTCTTGTCCTTCGGCTGTAACAATGCCGCGCAATTGCAGGCACGCAATGATCGCCATCAAAGCCTGATAACCCATGATTTTTGAGCCATCGGATTTGACTGTGTACAGTGATAAATTAGCTTTTTGTCCATCATTCGATTTGAATGTGAAAGACACGCCTTTTGTGCCGGTTTTTGCGGTGATGTCTACCGCCTGTGTAAACACGCCGACATATTTACCGATTTCAGTAATCATGCCGCCTGCGTTGTCTGCTTTACGGGCTTCGGTTGGGTCTAGTTTGTACATGCTTTTTTCCTTTTGTTTAAGCTGTTGTTTCAAGTTGGTAAAAATCAACGATGGCTTTATCGACTGCCATCAAGTCGTTTTCAATATGTAACTCGTCAAACATCCCCATAGGCGACTTAGCGCAGTCCTGCCCGTTGGTTTGAGTGCTGAATTTGTAGTTCCCGTTGATAACCTCTGTTCGTAGCACGATGGTGAAAAACCCCTCGGGTACGATATGCTGGTCTACCAATTTCCCCACGGTCTTCATTCGCACCTGTCCGAAGTCGTCGGTTTGTGTGTGAGCCAATACATAGACGCGACGATGTTCCGCTAGGTCGCCAGCAGCGTTGAAAATGTTCCACGCGTTTTTTCCAATATCGGTAAATTTGTCGTAGCCTTTTTCTTTGCTGCGAGACATAAGCTCATTCACCATCACGGCTTGATAGTCATCAATCACGACAATTTCATGTGGCGAAACACGCATGATTTTCTCAATCTTTGCAGGGTCACTTGTCTGGAAAACATTACCATCTGACTTGTCGGTAATGCGAACTTTCCAGCCTGTCGCTTTAAAAGGTAGTGGTTTTTTAATGCACTGAATTAACAGTGTGTTCGATGGGTCAAGATTGCGTAAACTGGTTGATTTCCCAGAACCTGACGAGCCTAAAATTAGTGTTGCTATTGACATATATTGCTTTCGATTTAGTGTTAATTTTGTTTATTTGGTGAATTCTCAAAATTGCACAATGTCAGGATTACCGCCGTTACGCATATATCGCGTGAATTTCCACGCCTTCATAAAAGCATTCCAGCTATAGCGCAAATCGTGTAATAAGTTTTTCATATCAACCCCTTAAAAAATTAAAAATAAAACAGACACAACAGCCAACCCACCTAAACACGCAACGACTTTGAAAATCGTGTTACGCATTTCAATATCCGGTGGCATCATTTCCTCTGTCGAAAATATCCAAGGCTCTGATTCAATAGCTCGTCCTTTTGATTGACCACAACCACGAATGGCGCAATCTTGGCCTTGGGTGCATTTGCCGTAGGAGTCGCAACATTCAGTCATACAATCACCCCTACAGCCATCAAAGCAACCAATGACAATCCAATAACTGCCACAACCCAGCAAAACAGCTTTTCAGCGCGTTTCATTGGCTCATGCTGCACTGATATTGATTCGCTGCAATGTGCGCCGAAAGCCTCTGTCATGGTGCGGCTGGTGCGTCCTGTCCAATTGCTCTGATTCATGATTGCTCCCCTAGTGCTTTAGCGATTGTCTCTGGTGTGTCGTAATTTATCATTCATGACTCCAGTTTTTGAAGCATGCGATTTGAACCGCTGCCATCATCAAACACATAGTCAACTCACGGTCTTCTTTTGCGCTCCAATGTTTAAGCGCATCAGCCAAGGTAAACCAACGGCAACCCGCGCCAATCCAAGCAACACCGTCAATATGTGCAATGCATTTACGGTATCCATCAGCCCATCCAAGGTCGATAGCTTCATTAGCGTTAGCGCCAATCGTTGACCCTTCGCCAATCCTTGACCCTTTGCCAATCGTTGACCCTTCGCCAATCCTTGACCCTTCGCCAATCCTTGACCCTTTGCCAATCGTTGACCCTTCGCCAATCCTTGACCCTTCGCCAATCGTTGACCCTTCGCCAATCCTTGACCCTTCGCCAATCGTTGACCCTTCGCCAATTTGAACTAAAGAACCTTCTTTAATCCAATGCAAGCCAGCCGGCGCGATTTTCCAAACGCCGTCTGTTTTCCATTTTTTTGAAACTTTGTATAAATCAATCATGCTGTGTAGTACCCGTATGCGTTAGCCATGTCAGCCAACAGTTTTGAAGCTGCTGCATCACCGTTTTTGTGCGCTTGCACGATGACTTCAATCATTCGACCTGAAAAGTCTTTGTAGTCGCGTACATCGTCAAATACCTCCGCGACTGTTGAAGGCCGCGCTAAGTAGATACCTTCTGATAACTTCTTGCTGCGATCTGGTCGGTCTTTAAAACTAACTGGTGCATCAATAGGTTTTGTCGTAACCGCCTCGAACCATTCGTTAGTTAAGAAAAGCTGCTGTTCTGCCTGCTCGTCTTCCTCACGCTCTCGGCGGTCTGCAAAGTTGTTTTCAGCGGTTTCGTACATTTGGATTACTCCTTAACAGCTACATCAGCTTGAGCAGATACAACCGCTGCTGGCTGCACTGGCACAACGATTGCTGTTGGTAGATTTGTGCCATCACCGCAAGCGGTCAAAGCTGTTAGAGCCATGATTGATAAAAATGCATACATATCTATTCACTCCTTACCTAAAATTGCTTTTGTAAACATGACGGCACGTTTGTCTCTGCGATTCCAATGTGCTAGTGCTTGTTCTTTTGTGAATTTCTCGCGGCATCCGGCGTAAAAATAACCATCGCTAGAAAGCCACAATCCATAATCACAAACACAAATCAATTCACCATCAACGCCGTGTGCGTGTGTTAGTTTTGGCAGCTCTGCATCGGCGTTGATGTCCAA